TCCCAACATATATGGGTTTATTTACATTACTACTCATATACCGAGCGGAGTATCGTATATTGGGAAAAAAGTGTTATTTCACAATATTAAACGTAAATTAACACGCAAGGAATTAGCCGAACACCAAGGTGCAGGTCGTAAACCGACCCACCAAGTAATTCAAAAAGAAAGCGATTGGAAAACGTATTATGGCTCTGCTAAACCTATCCTAGAAATGTTGAAGGGGGGTAAACAGCAAGAATTCAAACGTGAAATACTAGAGTTGGTTTACAGCAAAAAACTGCTAACATATTACGAGTGTAAATATTTGTTTAAACATGGGGTATTAGAAAACCCTTCAGAATATTTCAACGATAACGTTTTAGGCAAATTTTACAGGAAAGACTTTGATTCCAAGTAGGGATTTTATATATTCCCTGCTATGGTAAACAATCTAGCTATAGCTCTAGTTAATTCAGTATTAGGACAAGGTAAACCCACTGCTCGGGGTAATCAAGCCTATACTTGTCCTTTTTGCAACCATTCTAAACCCAAACTTGAAATAAATTTTGACGAAAACACAACATACTATCAAAAATGGCATTGTTGGGTTTGCGATAAGAAAGGTTCTAAGCTACTAAGTCTATTTAAAGCTATGGACGCCCCCCAAGAAAAAATAGCAGAGCTTAAATCGCTATTGGGGAGTGGGTTTAGGATTATAACAAACCAAGTCAAAACAGATGTTAAATTGCCTGACGAATTTAAACCCATAATCGACATAACTGAAAGGGATATTATTGGAAGACATGCTCTATTGTATTTAAAAAGGCGTGGTGTTTCTAAACACGATATACTAAAACACAATATAGGGTATTGTGAAGGGGGAATATACGATAAAATGATTATAATACCTTCATACGATAACGAGGGTAAATTAAATTATTTTGTAGCTCGCAATTTTAATCCAAATTCTAAAGTAAAATATAAAAACCCATCCCTCAGTAAAAATATTATACCTTTTGAAATATTCATAAACTGGGCATCTCCTCTTATATTGTGTGAAGGTTTATTTGATGCCCTTGCTATTAAACGAAATGCTATACCTTTGCTAGGGAAACATATACAAGATAGTTTAATGAAAAAAATAGTTACCTCAATGGTAAAACAGATATACATAGCTTTAGATAAAGACGCTATGAAAGATTCATTGAGATTTGCTGAGTTGCTATTAAATGAAGGTAAACAAGTATATTTAGTTGATTTAGAGGATAAAGACCCAAGCGAAATGGGTTTTAAAAAATTTACTTCTCTAATTCAATCCACTCCTCCTTTAGACCAATACAGTCTAATGGCTAAAAAACTTCAGTTAATATAGTATAATATTATAAGCATCTTAAATTCATCGAAAGAAAGATTGCAGAGTAGGAATCTCCATATATTTATGATGGTAAAATTATTATAAAAAGAACAACATGAAAAAACAAATTCTATCCGAAGAATTTCAACGCATGCAGAAGCTTGCTGGAATTATTAATGAAGGTGAAAACTCTTCTTTATTGCAATTTATTAAAGCTAATAAAAACGAAATAGCTAAAAAACTAAAAGCAATTCGTTTAGAAGATATTACAAAAGATGATATGGGTGATATTGGGGCATTAGCAATATATGACGATGATGGTGATGAAATGGAAAGCGGAATATCATTTAGATATGCTAAAGATGGAGTTAAAAATTTTACAGGTGAAGATGGTGATAAACCTAAGCCAATAACTGTAGCCGGAGAAAAATTAATGTATATTGAATATAATATCTAATATGAAAAAACAAATCTTATCCGAAGAATTTCAACGCATGCAGAAGCTTGCAGGTTTTCAATTAAAGATTTAGATGATAAATTCAAAGCCGCAGGGTTTAATACTCTAATTACAATGCAACCCCCTACCTCAGAACAACAAAATACAGTTAAAACAAATCCAAATGCTGCTATATTTGAGGTTTCGCAAAATCAAGACGCCCAAATGTTAACTGTGTATATAAATCCTAAAATGATTTCAAAAGCTGAATCAATAATAAACAAATTTCAACTTTCAAATTATGATGGGTCTGTGTTACAAAGGAGATGGACAGCTAAACAAGTAAAAGGAGCCATTAACCCCGGAGATATTGTTAAACAAGATGCAGATAAAAATAAAGGTATATGGTATTTTTACAGATTAGCAAAAGTAGATACTAAAGTTAAAACAATATCTTCTACCCAACCGCAAGCAGAATCACTTAATAACGAAAAGATTTAAAATCGAATTTGAAAGATCTTAAAAAGCTATCTAAAGAAGATAAAACTAAATTATCTCAAATGATCCGTAATCTTACAGTTGCTGTAGATGATGCGTTGAGTGAAGGTAAAGAAAAATTAAAATAAACCAATTTTCATCATGAAACTAAACCAATTACGTCAGTTAATTAAGGAAGAACTAGAAGCAATACAGGAAAAAGAATTTTCTACTAAATCATATGAAATAGACGATGAAGTAGGTAAATTTTTTGTAGCCACAAAACCCAAAAGTAAAAAAGCTACAATTGACGATATTGTATTTGAATCCGATGTATTTCACTTTGCTAATCAAGTTAAAGGAGGTTTAGCATTTGATGATGTTATAGGAATATATGAACAAAAATCTGATGCTCGTAGAAAAGGTACAGAGTCTCTAAAAGAATACGACATGCAACTTAAAGAAATGGAAGATGCTATGAATGAATTTAGAGAAGCTAAAAAAGGCATTGATGATAAGAAAAAAGTAGCCAGAGAAAAAATCAAAAATCTCCAATAATATTTAAAGTAAAGCTTGGGAAACCAAGCTTTCTTTTTTATATTATGTGGAAAATATACTCTTTTAACTTTCTCTAATCTTTTAGAGAAAAAACTTTAATTATCATGATCGAAAAAAATGTAAATGTCTATAAAAAAAACATCAAACGTGTTGTAGCAATAGACCAAAACCTAAAGCGTGTAAACATACTAGACACAAGATACTATGCTAGAGACGATAAATATTACCCCTCAGTAACCAGTATACTACAATATTTTCCAAAAAACAAATTTTTCGAAACGTGGCTTAAAGATGTAGGTCACAATGCTGATATTATTGCTCGAAAAGCTGCAGATGAGGGTACTCAAGTCCACGATGCTATTGAACGCTATTTATTGGGAGAAAAAATCTCATGGATGGATGATAATGGATATTCTAAATATTCCTTAGAAATTTGGAAAATGATATTAAAATTTCATGATTTTTGGTCTACATACAAGCCAACCCTAATTGAAAGCGAAATTCACTTATTCTCAGATAAATATATGTATGCCGGGACTTGTGATTTGGTAATAGAGATGGATGGTGTGAAATGGCTGTTGGATATTAAAACATCTAACTCGTTATATGTTAGTTATGATTTACAATTGTCGGCTTATGCCCAAGCGTGGAATGAATTATATGAAGAAAAGATAGATAAAATAGGTGTTATTTGGTTAAAATCTTCAAAACGTGGTGAAGATAAAAAAAGTGGAAAAATTCAAGGTAAAGGTTGGGAAATATACGAACCCGAAAGGACTATAGAGGATAATCTAAAACTATTTGAATATATACATGAATTATATAAATTAGAACACCCTAACGTAAAACCAACTTCTGAGCATTTCCCATTAGAAATCCAAATTAATCAAGATATTTAATATATTTATTGTCAATTCTATGTATTGACATATTTATAATAAAACTCATGATATCATTAATCAAAATTTTAAAAGAAATATATATTAATGAGGGAGGAAATGTATTCAAAAATACAGAATACGATACTGAAGATGTATTATTAAATAATATTACTCCTACTATTAAAAAATTTACTGAAGATCTAGGAAAATTGTTTCCTGGTAAAAGAAGTACTTTTGTTGCTTTAAATGATAAAAGTAATTGGTTAGGCTCAACAGGTAATAAATCCCAATCAGGCGATGTAGATTTAGCTTATTCTGAAGAAGCATTCTTTAAAGATGGAAAAATAGATCTTAAAGGGTGGGGGATTAGCGAAACAGAGTATACTCCCTTATATGAAAAAAACAGAAAAGCAGCCCGCACCGCTACAGATGAACAAATTCAATTAAGAACAATAATTCAATTAATTGTTAATAAAATTAATACTAGTGGAGGAGAAATATATGCTAGTGATAAAGCATCTGGGGCGGGTTCAATTCATTTATCCTATCCACAATACGATACTTCAGGGAAAAAACTAGACATTCGAGCTCAACTTGATCTAGATGTAGGGGATATGGATTGGTTAAAATTTAGATTTAATTCGGAATTACCCAAAGATGATCCAAATATTAAAGGATTGCATAGAGGGCAATTAATGTTAGCTATGTTTGCTGCTCTTGGTTACACATTTAAAAGTGGGAAAGGGTTTATACGTAAAGAAACAGGAGAAACCATAGCCAATAAACCTAAAGAAGCTATAGAAGTAATTAATCAAGAATATAAACCAAAACAACCCTTAACTTTAGATATAATTAATAATTATAGCAAGTTAATAGATTATATTAATAATAATCTTAAACCGGATGATAAAGAAAAAACACTAAACATGTTCAGAGAGGCTTTAAAACGTGCTGGTGCCTATGTACCAGAAAATATTTAAGATATGAGTGGGGCAGCAGGCGGATCACGTATAAATAAAGAAAATCTAAAAGCCACAATCCGTGACTATAGAGATAATGTTCTAAAACCCTTAGGACTAGATAAATCATATGATATTACTGGTATTCGCTCTAGACCAGAAAAAAACATTTTTGGGGATATAGATATTGTTGTCTCTTTCCCAGAGGGGGATAAATCTGAACTTAAAAAGAAATTAGGAGAATTTTTGGATCAAATTAATCAAATTCCTGTTATTCCTAAGAAAGGTAAAAAATATTTTATTCACGGAAATATTGTTTCTACTCTATACCCTATACAAGGTAAAGAAGGAGAATATGTTCAAATAGATAATATAGTAACAGTATCTAAAGAAGAAGGCAAATTTACATATAAAATGCTAGATTTACCCGCTCAAGAACAGGTATTAGCAATAGGCTTAGTTAAAGCAATATTTACCGAATTAGATGAAGCCCAAATAGAAAAACTATTTAAAGATCTTAATATACCCGATACAGATAAACCAGGTGAAGGAGAAGAATATGATTTTAACCTAAATCCTTCAGAATTATCTTTAAAAATTGTTCCTATAGGGAAAAGTGGGGGTAGAGAAATATGGAAGTCTAATAATTTTAAAGATGTTAAAACTTTACTTTCATACTTAGATATTGATATTGAGAAAGATAAATTTGATAGTATTATATCAAAAATTAAAAAATTTAAAAATAGAAGATCAATAGATCGTCTTAAAGGAATGTTTGCTAAAAATATACGAGTAGGAGATGCCGAAGCAGGAACTGAAAAAGGTGATAAGAAACAACAAGCATTAGATACAGTTAGTTCATTAGAAGAAAAATATGATCCTTTAGTTTTAGAACTAATAAGGCCTTTTCTTTTGGAAGATGAAAGTAAAAAAACTATAGCAGTATTTCCCGGTAAATTTAAACCCCCGCATAAAGACCATATAGCTAGAATTAAAGCTGCATCTGCGGATGCTGATGAGGTGATTGTAATAGTATCTCCTAAAACAGAACCAGGAGGTACAGCTGTTTCTAAGAAAAAGAAAGAAGAACTTGAAGCTAGATTAGGGACAGAAATGCCTATAACTTTAGAACAAAGTTTAGAGCTCTTTAAGAAACTTAATTTACCTTCTAATATAAAAGTTATAGCCGCAAATGACCCCTCATTACCTGTCCCTTCCTCAAGTCCGGTATCAGCTGCATACGAATTATTTATAAATAATCCCCAACAGCAATATATAGCAGTATTTGGGAAAGAAGAGGATCTTAATAGATTTGGACAAACACCCCAAAATGTTACTGTTAAAAATTACAGTGGGGTAGCAGGAAATTTAAGCGCTACTGATTTAAGAACTGCCTTAAAAAAGGGAGAAGATATAAAGAAATACATGCCTGATGGTATAACTCCTGAAGAGTATAAGAGTGCTTTAGGGTTAGAAGAGGAAGTAGTAAAAGAGGGAACTTGTGGATACGATACAAATGCTAAAACCGGCGAAAGACTAGATACACCTGGTGGTATATCTGAAACTGGTAAATCATCTCCATACGGCTCAGGATATAAACCCCTCATCCTTGAAATATCTAAATTTATGATAAACCAAGGTATGGAAATCCAACCATTACCTAAAGTTCAATTTATAGATGATGATACAGATAATGCCCAAGATATCCTAGGAACAACAGCATACTATGACCCACAATCTAAAACTATTGTATTATATACTTTAGATCGTCACCCTAAAGATATTTTACGTTCGTTTTGTCATGAAATGGTACATCACGAACAAAATATGAAGGGCACATTAGGGAATATTAAAACCCAAAATACAACCGAAGATTCTCATTTGGACGAAATCGAAAGAGAGGCATATGAAAAAGGAAACATAATGTTTCGAAATTGGACAGATTCTCTTTCAAAAAAAACTTGGCAACCCAAAAGTAATGTTGTAACTTCGGACCCAGGGGGTTTGGATGAGATAGAAGATGAGAGAGAAACGAGGGGTGATATGGGTACCCAGGGGGTTGAATATACTATATATTGTGATATGGATGGGGTATTGTGTGATTTTGATAAACGTTTTATGGAATTTTCAAATGGTATGCCTCCGGGAAAATATGAAAGTAAATTTGGAAAAAAAGCATTTTGGAAACTAATTAGTGAAAAAGGTGTTGGATACTGGGTTGGTATTCCTTGGATGTCGGGTGGTAAAGATCTTTGGGAATACATTAAACCCTATAATCCCAATATACTCTCAGCACCTTCTTTAAATCCATCTTCTAAGGAAGGAAAATTAGAATGGATAAATAAAAATCTTACTAATGTAAAAGAAATATTTTTAGTCCCAGCCAACGAAAAACAAGAATTTGCTAAACCAAAGGCCATTTTAATAGACGATAGAACTTCAAATATAGAACAATGGAGAGCTAAGGGGGGTATAGGTATATTACATACCTCAGCAAATAAAACAATTGAACAACTTAAAGAGCTAGGGCTATGAAAGTAGATAGAATTATAATAGATATAGAAGGCAATATTAACGATTTTAAAACTAGTCTTATAGACGATTTTACAAAATACAAAGGGTATAAAGTAAAATCTACAACCGAAAATAGAACATTTTTAAATGATGCTGGTGAGAAAATCCAAAAACCAGTTCACCTACTTAATATCGAAGACTCATCCCCTATTGGTAAAGGTAAAGAAGCACTCATTACTCTAATTCCAGGTGATAATACCATTAAAATAGTAATCACAGGCGAAAATAAAAAACCTCTAGAAGATAAAATAAATCAATTCATTGGTAAATCCTCTAAATTTAATAAAGTAGGGGGTAAGATGAAAAAATCTAAATTAAAAGAAATAATAAAAGGCTATGTTAAAGAAGCAATTCAAAGAGCGTGATGTACAACGTCTCCGTAATGTTATAACTAAACAACACGGGAGTAAAAGTACGCTTGGAGTAGGTTATACTAAAACACAAGAAACCCACAACGAAGGAGATATATGGGAAGAAGATGGCAGACAATGGACTATCAAAAATGGGATAAAACAAAACATCACCAAATTAGATAGCGCTAAAAAATCGGTTTTATTTCCGTTATTTTGCCCGTCCTGCCATAAAACCATGAAACCCCATTTAGACAAAAAATGGTATTATTTATTCAAACGTTGTTTTAACTGTCAAGTAACATTTGAAGCCGAAATACGCCGAAAAGGACTATGGGATGAATATGAAAAAACCATGTTTAATTCAGATATTGAAGGTATAAAACAAGAATTCCAAATATGGATTGATGATCAAATACAAAATGAATCAAATCAATCGTATGTAACCGAAGCTGGAGATGTAGAAAAATGGACAGGTTCGTCTAAAAATAAATTACTTGAAACCAAAGAAGAAGGTCTTAAATACCTTGATGGTTTAAAAAAAGAATAATATTTATAAATATAAATCCCAATAAAAATGAATTCATACCCCCGCAATCCCAAATATGATTTTCCTGAAGAACTAGTTTCTGGGAATAAAGAATACACATTTAAACTTAAAGGCAAAAATAGAGACGGGCAAGCCGTTTACGATATGATAGATAACAAAACTGGTGAAACTGTGGGAAGTGAATATTCCTTTAGTGATAATATTGGGTTAAAACGTATAGCATACTCTGTTGAGAGACCAATTGAATTAGAGGAAATTAAAGAATTTTTCTCTAAACCCTTGAAAGAAGCTACTTTTAAAGTAGGTGATAAAATAACCTAT